ATCTATATTGGAAATAATAGTTCATTCAGCTGAGCTTGGTAAACTAGCAAATAACCAATTAGAAAAGAACTGTTCATAACGGGAAGTAAATTCTCAATTTTTATCTATCATTTTTTATTGATTAGTAATAAATCTATAGGTTCTGGACATTGTATTTTATTACGATGAATATCATTATGACATTTTGTACAACATAATACAACTTTACTTCGATCATCAAAACTATTATACGATGGATGATGAATTTGAATATTATTAGTTGATTTCTTACAAATAGGACATTTTAAAGGAATTATTCAATTTTTTGATACATATCTATAAGCTTTCATATGAAAAGTATGTCGATTAAATCAATATAATTTACTTCTTTTTTTGATCTGTTCCTTATTATATTCATTAACTCTTTCATGATTTTTTCTTATAGATAAATTTATTATATCCAATCTACATTGTTTACAATGACAATTGATTCATCGCTTATATCTTTTGTTTTTATGAAAATCTTCTAATGTTTTAAATTTTCAACATCTATTACATTTGACATATAATATATTACCTCTATATCTATATTCTCTCATTTTAAAAAACCTCTTCAATTAAATCTTTTTTGTAATAATGTAAGGATGCTGAATTGAAGTATAATTTACCAAGTGCATATGTATCATGTCGTTTAGTGGTATCATATTCTTTGAAGTTTTCCTGATTATTTAGATGTTCTGTGATATATTTTAACAGATTAACTGCCTGAATTATATCAATAGGGAAATGTGTTAAAAAATCTGTAGATCTCATTGTATAAACCATATTAACTGCCATTATAGGTTTTCCGTTATCATCAATTTCTCAATTTGGTCTAATAAGAATTTGATAACTTAAAGAACAAGGAATTCTTCTTCTTCCATTTACCCCAAATCTATCTTCTCTATCCCATATATTAAATACATATTGTCTAGAAGTAGGATGTTGAACAATTTCCTTAAGTAAATCGAATAATTTAATTCTTTCAGAGTAAGTATAATCAAATGTTTTATAAGAATGAAATCCATCATCATGAATGAATTCTTCCCAAACCCAAGGTCTTATTTTCCAAGCATTTCCTGGGTTAACGTTTTGTTGTACTCTTTCTAAAAAATCTTCTGATAACCGTTTCTGTAGAATAGGTTTCCAGTTTTCTTTAATAGAACCCTTAATATCAATATTGTAAATTGATTTAAACCATTTGATATAATCTTCTTCCGAATGGTTTTTAAAATATAGATCTATTCTATTTATCTCTGCTTTCTCGAATTCAGGAAAGTCGATCATATCTTCTATATTATCGAAATTAGATAAACAGAAAGAATAGTTTGTAATTTCTTTAGTCTCGTAATCTGAGTTTCAATCAATGACCTTATTCTGCATTGAATAAGTTGAAATAGGTTGTCCCATTTCTACGAGATCTCTTTTAATCTCCGAAATTACTTCTTTGTAGTCTGTGTATATTCTCATAGTAGATTTTGTGCATATGAAATAAAACGTTTAAGAAAGTTATGTTGATAAAGAACCTTATCTTCTCTTAGATCTTTATTTTTCAATGGTTCTTTGATTCTTTCTATCACACTTTCAGGAATTAATCAATGTGCCATATCCTTAAGATTTCCTTTGTAGATCTTAACATCAAATGATTGAGCCATCCATCGAATATCTGGAGTGATATAAGGAGTAACTAAATCTATATGTTGGTATCTAGCAGCTTTTTGTAATCTAGGGAAATGATAATAAACTAATTCGTTGTTAATATCATGCATGTGATAATCAAAATCTTCAGCATTTCTCTTATATCATCTGAATAATTCATCAGGACCATCTCAAGTAAATACTGTATGAATTCACATTGAAGAGATTCTTTTGAATAGTTTGATATTAGGAACTACTGAACCTAGATCTACAGGTGTTTCATTAGAAGAGAATAATTCTCGATCCTGTAATTCAACATCTTCTCAAGGTATGATTTCTAATTTGATATTAAGGAATTTAGCTACTTCCTTTGCATACTTAAGATCTTCAGCATTTTCTGTAGTAAAGAATCTGAATTTTTTAGGTTTAGGTAAACGTTCATTAGTTCTTACTAATAAAGAAGCTATAACTGAACTATCTAATCAACCGGAAAGAAGAACTCCTATAACTTTATCCTCGATAGAAGTTAATCTATTAAGAATAGATTCTTCTAAATATATAGGTAACATAAATCCTACATTTTTTCTAGGTTGTAATTGGATCTGTGTTCTTTCGAAGTAGAAAGTATTAATGTTTCCCCTATATATGAATCAGGGTAAGAGTCTTTTGATGTTTGTATATGGGGTAAGATCATTTTGATTATATCCAAATTTTCTAATAAGTCCTAAATATTGATAATCTAATTCTGAATTAGAGTTTATCAAAGTATTAATTGATGGACTAACCATATTTTGATCGTTAACATATAAGCTACAAGTTCCAATAGGTGTCATGTATACTAACATTTCATTAGTATAACGATCAAAAGCAATCAAAGAAAGATCTGCATCATGATTAAATCCTTTGAAAAATCTTTGGATTTCTTCTAGGGATTCATTTCATCGAAACTCTTCATTAAAAAAATCCTTTTCCCCATATCATTGTTGGTCCCATATATGACCTTTGAAGTAAAGGTAGATATTACTAGATAATCATACTCTAATAAATCATTCCTGTATTAGTAAATCTTCCATTAGTAATTCGAATTAATTCTAAAATGGTTAACCTGATTCTTTCTGGAATATAAATCCCAAAGTTTATTTTTATCTATTCCTAAACAATAAAGAGCTACAAGAAATGCTATGAATCATTGTGAGCATTCTTTGTAGAATAATTCTCTATTAGTAGCGATCTGTTCATTTTTCCATTCTTTATTTCTAAGTCTATTATCTGGAATATTAGTCCAATAAGCAGCTTTCCAAAAATATACTTCCATATCTAACATTTTGAAATCTTCAGCACAATCTTTGATCTTATTCCAAAGTCCCTCTTCTTGGTGTCAGCTATAAAATAAGATTTTGTCAAAAGTAAGATTAGCTATTTGTAACTTCTCGACTAAGAAATGAAGTGCATCAATTAATTCTTCTTGCATGTGATCTTTATTGTCTTTTGCTTCATATGCTTCAGCTAATTCTTCACATGTATATTTAGAATATTTTCTAATCTCTTGTGCTCCTTTTAAAGTATCAACATCCTCTCATACTGGTTTAGTTCCATATTTATCCATTAATTCCTTTTGTTTATTGAATATCTCTCTTAAGATATTTTCTGGTTTTGCTTCTGCTTCGAAGCTATTGATATTTACCATTACTTTCTAATATATTTATAATCAGATAAAAGTACTTCTTCGATGATTCTATTCCAATAATCCTTATCTTCAAATACATTGATTTTAACTACTTTGAATATATTTTCCCAAGCATTGATTCCCTTTCAATAACTAACTTTTAGATTATGATAATGCTTCTTATCCTTAACGTAATCATCACCTTTTTCTAAGTATCTATTTCGAATAGCTTCAGTTTTATCAGAAAGATAGATCAAAGCATATCAATGTTTTTCATTAATCTGTTGTATTAATTCAAAAACTTGTCTTTGATATTCCTCCATATCTCTAGAATCGTATCATCTCATAACCTTTCCATAAGTAAGTTCTGAAAAGAAAAATCTATCTAATATGATTATACAATTAGGATTATCATCAAGAAGTTTTTCTACCTCTTTTAATCTTTGGATATAAAATTTCCAAATCTTCTCTCTTGCTTCTTTAGAATCTTCACGAGGAAGATATTCTTTAGGAGTAGATAATACCATAGTATTTTTAAATAATCTACTCATTTTGTCGATTAGAGTAGATTTTCAACACAAATCCACTCATTCTACATGTATTAGCATTTGTTTTTTAATTTAGCAAATAAAGCAGTTTCCTCCTCCCAGGAGTTAGGTTTTTCTGAATTATCCTTCAAAAACGGTTGCCTTTTATATATCTTTTGTTTTTGTGCTTGTCCTGTATGTTGAAGATCTTCAGGGGAAATCAATTCGTTTTTCATCAAAGCTTGAATTAGCTGTAGTGTATTGAATATCACATCAGCTGTCTCTTCTTTAATGTTATCCATATCCTGATTCTGGATTCAAGTAAGCAATTCATCTAATTCTCACTTAACATCTTTTATCAATCTCTCAAAAGGTCTATCAACATAATAACTATAAGTCTCTTTTCTAAGAAGTAAATCATATCGATCTTTTACTGGAAAAGAGTTAACTATTTCCCTTGTAATACTCATCCTTGTTTTAAATTATTGAGATAAAGAATTCCAAATGTTTTCCCTTTTTTGATCTTTTTCCTCTTCCTCCGGATCCAATTCCCCCATGAATTGATTAAGAGTTTTTGTAAGATTTTCAGATACTCTATTCTGACATACAATAGCAAGTAAAGACATTGCTGAAATAATCTTATCATGATTAAGATCTTCATCTGTAGCTTTTTCTTTTAAATTCTGACAAAGCCTAGCAAAAAGATCTTGAATCATTTCAGGCATTCCATTCATAATGAAATCCTTAACTTCAGAAGCATCAGCTTCCTTAATCTGCATTTTTCCAGACATGCAGTTGTCTTCAAATGTTCATTCAAACAGATATTTCATCCTTAGTAAGATTAAGTAATAAAACTAAACTCATGTAGATCCAAATCAACCTTCTCAACGTTCTGTGTCACTCCATTGTTCGTAAAGTTCATTTGAGATTTCCTTCATTTCGGGTAATTCAACTCTTCTAATAATACCTTGAACCAATTTAGTTCCTTTTTTAAGAACTACATCATTTAATCAAGGATTAATAACATGTAAATTGAATTCTCCTCTGTAATCATTATCAATCACGGAAGCTCATACTAATAAATTAGTCTTAACACTTACTCATGATTTTCCAATAAGTACTAAATCATAAGAGTAGTCGTCAGATCATGCTGTCATTTTAACTTTAAGTCAAGATGGAATAAGCATACCTCTTCAACCAGGAATGATGACCTCATCCTCAGTTACAAATTTACTAGCATCTAACTTAACGTGTTCGTTAAGTGGAGTGATCTTTACATCCTCTGATTTAAGGTCATTAGGAATGTAAAAATCTAATCATGAAGAACGATAAGTTCCTCTCGTGGGAGATTGTACATCCCTTACCTTTGTAAATTCTAATGTCATCATATTGTATATGATAAAAAAATAAAAACAAATATAATATATTTATTCTTTCACTAATGTAAACACTAAATCAACTTTTTTTTCTCAAGTTCAATAAGCCAATTCGTTTGTGCTAAAAGTGCTTCTAGTTCCTCTAATGTGAAATCTTTTGTTTGATTTTTCTTTTCCTCTAATTCTAATACGAGATCTTCACCAAACTGTTCAATCATATTCTTTCTGTATTCGATTAGATTTCAATGCAATTGATTGTTACAATAAGGACATTGTAAGTGTATATTTCTCAGATCAAAAGCTGTTGCCATGTGCATTCTAGGAATATAATGTCACCCATGTCCTTCATTCCATTTGATTCTTCTTCAACAAGATATACATTTTCCATATCCATATTGATCTACTTCCTGTAATCTAGCAAGTAACTGAACAGCTTTGTATAGCTCTTTCTTAACCTTATTGATCGATGGTTTTTCTTCTAGCTTTTTCAACGGTTTTTTTCATTGTATTTTTCTTATATTTCTCTTTACCTTTTGTTCTATCTTACTTTGATCTCTTTGTAAGCGTCTGCTCGTTTTCTCTTCAATAAGTAATTGCTGTTTCGCTATATATTTTTCCTTTTGTTTTTTGTAATACTCTTTCCTTTTCTCCAGAGCTTCTTGAGCTTTCTTGATTTCTTTCATAATTTTCTTATCATCTTTGTATTTTTCAAAAGTTTCTATACTGTTCGTAAACATCTGATTTTAAGAATAAGATATAAAGTCTTCATACAAATGCTTCTTTATAGGATAAGATCAAATAATTCTCTATGAAGCTTAGATCTAAACGAAAGAATGCTCGGATGAAATCTTCATAAGATCTAAGATCTTTTTTATGAGTAACAAGATCTGTAGCAATATCTATAAATCTTCCTCGAGTATACTCTTTCTGATAATACTTTCGTATTGTATCATTATCCATTTGATTATCCATTTTAGTATGTAGGAGTGATAAAACTATCTGCAACAGCTCATTCTAAATAGGGATAGTATTCACATTCCATTAATTTAGTACGAGCAATTGGTTCTCATGCCTGATATTCGATAATATCTCAATATTTGTTTTGAGTTACATATCAAATAGGATGTACAGATTTCCATTCATTTTTATCCTGACAATTTTTTAAAGCTCTAAGTCCTGGAATAATCTTATTTTCCAAACTAGATAGTAATCTTGGTTTATCTAATTTGTATCCCATATAAGGATATGGTTTATTCTTTCCTAATACATCTAAAACAACATCACAATCTATATTGTAATTCACCTTAACTAATACATAATAGAATGCCATACTAAGGATATAATCAAATGTTGTTTCAAGATTATATTCGAAGCTTTGAAATTGTCCAGAGGTCTTTCGATCCCTTATAATTTTCTTCTCTAAAGATAATCTATCTAAAGTTCCTTTGAGCTTCAATCATTCAAATTCACACTCAATATCAACCTGAGCCTTATAGGAAGGATCTCAGAATTCTACAAGGGGTTGTCTTTTGATTTCGTTATACATTCAGAAGACGTTATCTCATTGAAGCTGGGTCAATTTGATCTTTGCTCAATATAATCTTTCTCTAAGATCTTCTACTTTTCAATCTGTATTAAGTCCTAATTCCTTACATCTTTGAATTAGATCATCTTTTAGAAGTCCCTCATCTATATAATACTTATCAAAGAAATATTCTTCACCATAAGATACCAAATCATCGAATGCAGTTCATACTAAATAAAAATCTTTCTCCGGTTCCTCAAGAGGAAACTCTTTCACAAATTTCCAATAATATGCTTCTGGTCCAAATGTTAAAAAGTACTTTAGCTTAGAAGCTGTAATGAATCATCTGTTTTTCTCAAGATATTCTTGAGTTGAATTTCATCCTACTGCCATCTTATTCTTTAGTTACAGGAGTAAAGCTAGAAACTAATTCACCCTCATTGAAATGATCTTCTCTGAATTGTGATATTGCATTATTCTCTTCCCATCTTTTATCTCAACCAATTCCTAGTGTCAATGCAAAATTCTTAATTGCATTAGATTCAGCTGATTTGAATGTATCGTATTTAGAAGTTGCTACATTCTCGTAACTCTTCCAAGCTCCAAATGAACCTTTCTCAATACGATTTCAATCCAATATAACATAACATTGCATTTGTACCCATGCTTCATAGTACGTTCTTCCTTTAGAGTCCTTACCTTCAGAGATTCATTTATCCTGAATGGTATATCACCATTGGAAGTTACTAATGAAGTTCAGAGCTCTTTCAACAAAATCGATTTCAACATAAGGAATTTCCTTATTAGAGATCATTCTCTTCTTGACTGCTGTTTTAGGAGTCTTCTGAATGAAAGCTAATTTGTCTAGTCATCTAATATCCATCCAGTTAACTGTTGGATCGATCAACTGAGTGACTAAATACTTTTTGATCCCATTAGCTACGGGATTCAATTCTTTTTTGTCTGTCATTATAGTATTTTTTTAAAATAAAAACGAGTTGAAACATAATCTGCACATTTTTGTCCTTGAATCTTACGATCAGGTCCATATCGAAGCTTAGGATTGATCTTCCATTTCTCATAACAATAATTGATCTGACTGAATATATTATGATAATTTTGGGAAAGAATAAAATCCTTATTGTAACGAAGATTCAACTGACAAATACCATAATCATTTGTTTTTGATATTATATTTTGATCTCGATTTCCATTCTCACATTCAATCATTTTAACAAAATCAAGTCAACCTATATCATAAGCATAATGAACGTATGCTTGTCTAATATCTTCTTCAGCAAATCCCCTATGATATAAGATTTCCCTAGAGGATTCAACTGAGAGAATCACTCAAGTCAAACTAAATAACATATCTAATAACATGAGTAAGAATTATAAGCTAAAAAGTCGTTTCAAGAATTTAGCTACAAAGCTGAGAAGGAATATGATTATAGCTATAGCTACATCAATTCGCTTTCTAATATGATTTTCCTTCCTATCATTCCTGATATATCTTCGGACGAAAAATCATATTAATAGAATCATCATTAGTGTCATTCATGTCCATTGCTTAAGAAATAAAGTGGTCACATGATATGATATATCAAATCATCTTTTAAAGTCTTAGGATCTTTGTATACCTCTTCCTGAAGGGATACAGATTCAAATTCTGCATCCCTAGCTTTCTGCTCCATATAATCATGATACGGATCATGCTCCTTCAATTCTATATCTTTCAAATCTAAGTCACTCATCCTTACATTCTTCTCCCATCTAAAATATAGTTGTTGAATCTTGTAATCTTAACATCACGCTCAATTCCTTCATCATCCGTAACATATCAATAAATACTAAAGCAATTGGAATTTCCTTTCATTCCATAAATACAATCTAATTTTCCTTTTCGATAATTATAAGCTGAAATCTTCTCATAAGAAGGCTTCTTGTACAAGCTATAAATATCAGTCACTCCGTTGTGACAAGAATCGAACTTTTTAAATTGGTAAGTCACACCATTGATTTTGATTGTTTTCATCCTAATGTTTGGTAAAAGAATAAATATCTTAAGTAACTGTATCTTATGAATCCTATACTGAAAGTACATACATTTTTGAAAAAAAGAGATAACCCTTAGTTATCGGGGTCTAGTCTTTTCTGACTAGATCCCATGCTTCAAAATGATCTGATTCAGATTCCTGAATAATCTTTCAACAGTATTCTGGAAGGGATTCAATTGCTTCTTTCTCATCTAAGTGAAATATTCATCAATCTTCATAATCATAATATATAGGCTCATAATCCTTCTTGAAATTCTCTTCAACGAATTCTGCCTTATGCGGACTGTAGATTTGAGTATAAAGGAAATCTCATTCAATATAATGCTCAAATACAGTCTTTCAAATCTTCTCAGCAGCACTCGTTCAGATTTTTCTTTTCTTAATTAATAAGAATCCTTGTGCTTCCTCCGAGTTACAAAACTGTACTCTATAAGATCAACCTCCATAATAACTGATATAGAAAGGTCTAAGCTCATAATCTTTCTCATAAGATCAATATCTTTCTTTATAGTATTCTTCATTCTCTTTATAATCTTCTTCAGATTCAGTTTCTTCCCATCGAGGTAGCTTTTCCTTAGGGATTCAGACTTCCGAGTTTCTTCGTAATAGCCAATTGATTCATCAGCTTCAAATCTGCAAATCATCAATCGACTGTAATTCTCTGTCTCATAAATATGCTACATACACTCATTCTTCATCTAGAGCAAAATACTCTCTAACCTCTTTTCGAGTGTAATACCAATCTACATAATCTATCACGATTTTGTAGCCTTTGTCTGTTTTAAAGTTTCTCATGATTCCTAATACGTAAGAAATAAAAGACTATTTTGAATTATTGATAATATCATCAAATCGTCTAGCTCAGATTCTCAATTTTATCATTGCTAGTCTTCAGATTTCATTTTTATCAAAATTCCCTAATGGAAGCATAACCACATTCAAATCCTTAGGAAATCTATTTTTCCCCTTTAAATCGAATTCCTTATTAATACTCTCTCAAGAAGCCTTATACATAACAACTTCCTCAGGTTTCTTCAATCAGCATTCTTCAAATAAGAATTTCTCTAGGGATTCATACTCCTTAGCTTCATCTAATAATCATACATAAGTGAATGCGCTGTCTTCATACAGCATTTGTAAGTCTACATTTGTAGCAATTCTAATGTTTTTCATCCTAATATAAGTATAAGATATAAATAAGAAGGGAAACAACTAATTTTGCTTCCCATTGTGTCGTTCATCTTGTGTTAAGAAATAGTCTTCAGGATTCGCTAATCATAACATCAATTCTCCTGAATATTCTCCTAATTTCATCGCATGTCTCAAAGATCTTACCCATCTAAACGTGTGACAAGTGCTCTGAGTTCATGTTACTAATCCTCAAGGGAATCAATAACTTGCATCAGTCTTCTCGTTCTCTACATATACAAAATAGTAAGTCAAATCTCCATGCTTACATCTCTGTATAGTAACATCAAATCAATCCTCACGATTCAAATATATATACCTATCATCATCTTCAGCTACAAATCGTCAATTCAAATCCCAGAGCTGACTTCATTTGAAGTTAAAATCTTCTGCACCTTTTGAAGGGATTCAACTCCTATCCTCCTCTTCAATCATAGCTTGTATAAGCTTAGCATTATCTACAATGCTACCTTTCATTACGTGTTTCATCCTAATGTTATAGTAAAGAATAAAAAATACTAATCTTCATTCAACCACTTAACAGCTTCATCATGCGTCTTGAATTCCTCTATAAAGAAATCCTGAGTACGATTGTCACAAGCAATATAAGTCCTGATAACGGGGTCAAACGCTAGAAATTGCTCTCTAGTTGACTTCCTGTGGTCCTTCTCTCGTTTCTTCAACTCTTTGTTGAGTTGCTCGAGGGGTACAAATTTGAAGTTTTTCATCCTAATATATAATTAAGAATCTAAAATACTTAAATCAGTAAGTTTTCAGTCAACCAATAACTTAATATCAAAGAATCCTTTACGTAAGAATCTTTCATAAGCTTCACGGATTTCCTCAATATCATCAGAAGCTTTCATCGGATACTTAAGTCCGTAATCGAAAGTTTTCGCACGGAGCTCATACTTTTTGTCTGTTACTCTGTACATCCTAATATAAAATAAATGATAAAATACTAATCATTTGAATTATACCTTGCAATAATCCTTTCAATGATTTCATATACTGAATTCCAGAAATCAAAATAAGGATTTTCATCAACCGGCATTTTGAATCCTAAAGCTGCTGTGTGCTCTAAAAATGATTCATAATTATGCATTGCTGTATCAGCATAATCACAATCCGATACCAATCGAGTTTCCAGTTCCTGAGCTACATTATACATTTGCCCATACTGGAATTGCAAATCTAATTCATTCATTTTGATAATCAGTTTAAGAATAAATGATTAGCATAATTTCTTATGCAATTGTATAGTACATTTCCGGATATAAAATAAAATACAAATACAGAAAAATGGGGTAACTAATAGTTATCGGGCCTAAGCATGAAAGCATAAAAAGCTAATTATACGAATCCTGACTCCGAATAAAACAAAAAGTACGAAAAATGCGGTAACTATCGGTTATCGGTCCCCTCCCGCCCCTCGAGGTCAAGACCACCAGAAAAATTTTTCTCGGACCGCGGCGGGCAGTCGCTCTTATACTCTGGGTGGAAAATAGGGGTGAAAGAATAAATGGTTGATGATTCACGAAAGAGTAATCTTCGAGTGCATCTGTGTATGCAGTGATTTTTTCGCGAAAGGTGGGAGAATAGGAGGAGAAAGTTAAGAATGTAAATATCTTAAAAAAGGGATTTACTTTAGGAAGTAAATATGTATATTAGTGTTGTAAGGATAAACAACTACGGAGAATCAGAATCTCAATAGCTGATGATCTTTACAGGATTCTATTTTCGAAAGAAAATGTCTCCACAACTTACGTTACTCATCCTAATGTAAGAGAAGAAGCTTATTCGGGGAGCTTGCAATAGTTTACCCGAAAAGACTGTTGTGAGCTACTTGGATAAGTTTTTTTATATAATAAGGGATTTTAGATGGAAAAACTTATAGAGTTATTGAATGAGTATGAGAAAAGTAGTTTTGAGAAAGACACTAATTGGGTATATGAATGAGAGGAGTGGGAATATTATGAGCCAAATGACCGAATTATAAAGGGGAATTGGGAGAATGAAGAAATACTAACACAATATGAATTATGTAGTAAACAATTCTGATTTATAAAGTGGTTAGTAGAGAATGATAAGATAGACCTATGACAAAAATTATTTAATCTGACTAAAAATGATAATAGAAAGTCAATAATTTGTGATTTAGATAACAACGATTTTTCTTGGGAAGATACATTCTTAATGCTACTATCAATATCCAACTCGCCTATTGAAGACCTACTTTTATATCTTAAATAAAAATCTGAATGAAACGAATGTTATCAAAAGACTATCAAGATAAGATAGAAGAACTTAGTAAAAAAGCTATGGATAGTAATCCAAAATGAACGATAAAATTCCTTTTATTAGATAATACGAAATGGTATTGATTAGCTATAATATGGTGCTGAATTGCTGTTATAAGTATTATATGTAATATTATTCAGCTTTTTATATAGAAAGTCGGAAATACCGATTTTATTAATCAGATTTATTTACTCAATTTAATAATCTATGAGAACAAAGGCACAGCTAGAGGAAGAGAATACTATACTTATAATACTTATTGTAGTAATATCCTTTATGTTTATTAGTTGTTTTATAGGACTTGTTGTAGAGAAAGACAAAAATTTTGAGGCTACTAAGCAAAGTTGTATAGATTTATTGATAGACTAATCAAACTTTTATTTAGTAATATTAAGGTAGATGTGGAAAGCAAGTAAAGAAACAGAGGAACGAGTAAATCAGATTATTTGGTATGATAATATGATTATTAGAAGGCGGTTTCCTCATTTATTCAAAGACTAATCAGACCTTTATATTTTACTTTATTGGATATGAGTAAAGACAGTGTGATATTATTATTAGTTGCAATAGCATTTGTATGATGGTGTTGAGCTATTGGCTTTCGGAATTCTACAAAGATGTTAGAATGAAGAATTTGACTAATGTATGAACAAGTAAAAGAATTAAGGCAGATAGATAAACAGCAGTGTATAGATTTATTTATGCAATAATCAGACTTTTTATTTCTTATTTATTACAAGATGACAGACATTATAAAGATAGATTGAGAAGAATATTATGCTAAAGATGTAGCACATTATGAAATAGCAGTAAAGAATAATTGAAAATGGAGGAATATATTAGTATGAACTAATTGAGATTTCTGAAACGAAGACTATATCTTGTGAGAAGATGAATTTATAGAAGATTACTTAGAAAAACTGAAGAAAGAAAATGAAGATGCTTTTATAGTAAGTACCACTTATGACTAATCAGACTTTTATATTATTTACCTATGGAGAGAATGAACTACATAAATAAAGATAAGAACTATATGACAGATGCCGAACGAATAAGGTATTTAGAAGAAAGTATTAGAGAGCTAAGAAAGGAGAAAGAAAATCTGAAGAAAGAAAAAGGAGAGCTAAAGTCAAGGTTAGAAGAAGAAAATAAAAAGCTGAAAAAGGAATTAGAATTGGTAAGGAAAAACACAAGAGCAAATGTTGAAACATTAGATAATATGTATTGAGAAAATGTAGATTTAAAGAAAGAAAATGAAGAACTTCAAAGGGACTTAGAACACAGGGACAGTTTTTTCTCTATTATGCGAGATGTATTAGCTAATGAAACTATAACTAATGAAGAATTAGCAAGTATATTATATTGTGTAATTCATTTTGAATGTGGAGATTTAGAAATGAGTAAAAAGGAAGTAGAAATAGCTGAAAAGTTTTGGTTTAGAGATTATGTATAATCAGACTTTTATATTATTTACCAAAAGGAAATGAAAAAAGAAAAGAAAGCTGACCAAAATGCAGTAGCAGAATTAACACGAGAGTGATTATATAAAGAGAATAAATGGCTTTGGGAAGAAAATAAAAAGCTGAAAGAAGAAATTAGTAGTTTAAGAATTGAGCTTGAACAAGAGAAATGAAAGACAGGTAAGAAATGGACACCTGCTACTCCTTATATTTAATTAGATTTTTATATTTATTTACCTATGGATATGATTAACAAAGAAGCAATTGCAGAGATTTATGAGCCGCTCGAGGAGAAATTGATTCAGAAGATCTTAAATTCTAATCGTAGGATACAGAGACAGTATCTGAATTGAATGTTGAAGGACATGCGTGAGAAGATGGAGAAGATCGTGATGTATCAGTTATTAAGTATTGTTTTAGGAGCATGTTTGCTTTGAGAAACTTTATATCTTATATTTAGTTAGGATGAATAATTGCAGGAGATGTTGAAAGAAGATCGTAGATTGAAAATTGTGGTGTAGTAAATGTAAGGAAAGTGTTGATGAGGAGTTGAAGTGATGAGTGGTAAGACCGCTTGAGTATTATTTTAGGTGGTATTTGAAGCATGTAAAGCCTAAAAAATAGTTTTTAATTACTAATTATATTAAAGATGAGTAACATTTTTAAACAATTTCACGACTATCAGAGTCGTAATGTGGATCATCCATCGTATGAGCCATTGAAGCAATGAATTTTAGTTTTGAGTCCGGAGGAAGAGAAAAGAAGGAAGCGTAACGAATATGCTAAGGAGTACTACAGGAAGAATAAAGCGAGATTAAGAGAACAACAGAGAGAATACTGGAGAAGAAAGCATGCTGATGGAAATCATAAAGGTGATATGATTTGATTACAGAAGAAAGTTTATGAATTTTTATTAGATCAGTATCGTAAATGAGAGGATCCCGCAAGATGAACCGAGATCGCAAAAGCCTTATGAATAAGTGAGAATTCTGTGTATACAGCAGTATTTCAGTTAACGAAGAAATGATATTTATGAAGATGAACTTACTGAAGATATTTATTATTAAAGTTTCCTGAGTGAGATGAGTTCAAAGAGGAGCAAACAGTTACTCTTGAAGATATAGAATCAGCACATAAGATACTAGTTTGAAGGTTATATTTAGATGAATTAGCTGATAAAATAAGTGCATGATTAATAGCTCAGAATAAGGAGTTATATGAGGAAAATCAGAAATTGAAAGAGACACTTAATAGGATTAAGGAAGCATGGATTGAGCACGAGAAAGATGTAGATTCTTATTACAAGAAATGGCAGAATAGTTATAGTGATTTAGATCAAATAATAATGAATAGATAATGAGAAAGATATTAATTTTATTAGTAATAGTTCTAATAGCTTTCTGGATCTGGATAGAATATAATTTCAGCATTCCGGTAAGTTAGGGTTTACATTCGAAAGTAGATTGTTATAAATAATGTATCCTAAGAATATGGATGTTATAGGAGCTACTCGTACTAGTCTCTTAGGATCTATGTACGAGATAGATTCTAGGTGACTGAGTAGCTTTTTTTATTTCTTACTAATATTAGGATGGAAAGAATTAATGGAAGCATAACAGATCAGAATGATTGATTTGTTACACAGAATATGATGTTTACATATTCTGAGGAGGAGCAGGAGGAGAATAGAATCGCAAAAAATAATGCCGATCTGGTTTTAAGACCAGAGTATTTCATGATTGATTTTCAGATGTTACATTCTTGATTTACCTGGTACGAATGTGCTATTTACAGTTTTATTAAATTTTTTCTGAAGAATAATGATAGATTTTACTGCACCAATGAACAACTAGCTGAGATGTTGGGGATAGGGGAGAGATCCATAATTGCAGCAATGTCCCATTTACAAGAGGCCTGATTGATTAGAAATAAATATAAGATAAAGGCATGATGATGAAAAATAAGGTTCATCGAATTGCAAAAAACTACGACTCCGAAAAGCAAAATTTGCTTTTCAGACGAGCAAATACCGCTTGATATAAACAATAAGATAATAAACAATAAGCTATCTATATCTAACGATATAGATAATATATCTACTCCCCAAGAAAAAATTTTGATACCTATTAAACAAAAAACCCACATAGCCGTCGTAGAAGAAACCCCACTCCCAGGCCCTCTCCCCGAGGAAGTTCAGGAATTTCTGAATGATTCGTATGAGAAATATCCTAGTACAAAATATCAGATAGATAAACAAGGTAATAAATATTTCTTTACAACTATTAAAGATCTGGAGAAATTGGATCAAGAATATGGACGTGAAAATGTAAGAGCAGTCCTTAGATTTATAAAACAAGATGAATTCCGATGTAAACAGATCCAAAGTATAGGAAAACTTCGTAAAAAGAACAAAGATTGAATTCCATATATAGTTGTAATTATGGATAAAATGATGCAAACAAAAGCAAATATAATAGATTTATGATCTTTATAATATAAGTTAATATAACAATGAATGAATTAAAAGAACGTAAACCAGCTGTAAAGATTACTCTCATCTCTGGAAGAGAAATTATAGCTAATGTAAATCTTAATTTAGTAGAAAAAGCTATAGAATTCTCTAAAATGTTAAAAATAGATTGAATGTTAATTAATTCCAGCTCTATTTCTACTGTAGAAATATATGAACCAGATAAAGTAGAAGATTTTATCTTCTCTATAACAGATTTAAAAATTAGATCTAAATTACTTCAAATAAGAAAGGAAAGAAAAGATAAAAATCTACCTTTAAACTCTGTTCAACACTTAATGCAAATTTATACCAATCGTTTTTGAGAAATAAACAACGTGGAATCTCAAGAATGATAAATTATTAAGCTCTTGATTCTTAGATTGAATTCTAGCATTTTAGGTCTAATAAGTAATTAGTGTTTCAGCTCATAAAAACTTAAGAAAAATTTTCAAAATAATAAGTGTTTACTTTTTCCGAAGAAATAGTATAAAAAATAAGATCTTTTATCTGTAAAAGGTACGGGATGGCATGTTAAAGGATAGATGATGAAAAATTCTGTTGACTGAAGAGCACAGGGCGAAGATTTGTCTAGACTTTATATGCGAATTTCTACATTTACGACCAGATAATTGTGTTAATAAGAATAATATGTGTGTTAAGGATTACAGTTTACAGCAATTTCAGAGTTGGGTTGGTAAAAAAATTCCGTACAATCCTAGAAATAAAAAGGATGAGCAGAGAAAAAGGCTTTTAGATCAAGGGGATGAAGATGTATAGGGATGGTACTACTGTATGAGAACTAAATAAAATGGAGGAAGAAAAATTCCGTAAAAACATGAATGAACATTTTCTTGAAGGAAAACCATTAAAATTTAAACAAAGTATGTGTCGTAATTATCGTCATTGAACACTTGAACAGCGTAAAAAACAAGCTCAGGTTTTTAAATATTTTTTAAATCATCCTAATGAGACTTATGCGTCTATCGAAAGAAAATTTTGATGTAAACAAAATTATGTCTCTTATCTTTTAAATAGGTATCCTAAATTAAAGATGAAATTAGCAGAGAACAGGGAAAAAGAAATCCTCAATATGTACGAGGATATTTTATATGACATTGCAGATATTACTGCAAAAAATGTCAAAGCTTATAAAGAATCAGATCAACAGCTTAGGACAAACGAGTTGAGAGATCTTTCTTCTATAGCTAAAGATACTAATGAAAGAAAGAACTTAATGGAAGGTAAACCAACAGAGAATCAAAATATTACTATTAACATCAGCTAATGGATATAGACATCAAACTAACAGAGAATCAGAAAAAAGCCATGGCTGCTCTTCAAGATGCTGTACATACAGCTATTGGATATGGTGGTTGAGCATGATGAGGTAAATCATATTTATGAGTTATCTGGGTTTGGTTAATGTGTATTAAATATCCTGGTGTTAGATATGCTTTAGTCAGGGATACGATTAAGAATCTGAAAAATACAACAGTTGTTTCCTTAGAAAAGTTCTATAGTGATTATAACATTCCTGAAGATCTCAGATGAAAGCTTTCAGAACAGAAATCTTTGATTACATTTAAAAATTGAAGTAGTATCTTATTATTAGAATGATGTTATTATCCATCAGATCCATTATATAACAGATTTTGATCTTTGGAACTTACATGAGTATTTATAGAGGAATCAGCTGAAGTACCATTAGATGCTATTAAAATTCTTACTACCAGAGTATGAAGATTTAAAAATGAGCAATATGGAATATTAGGTAAGGTATTAGAGACCTTCAATCCTAATCCATGACACGTTTACGAAAGATACTATAAAGGGAAACATCCTGCTTGAGATAAAGCTATATTCATTGAAGCATTGGTTTATTCCAATAACTTTATGGATAAATGATATATAGAGAATCTTGAGAATGCTGATGAATCTATTAAGAAAAGATTGTTGTATTGACAATGGGACTTCGAAGATGATACTTGGATGCTATTTAAGAAGAAAGATATTGATAATTTATTTACAAATGAACAAAAATGATCAAAATACTATATTGTAGCAGATGTAGCTAGATTTGGAAAAGATACTACAAGAATAAGTTTATGGAAAGGAAATACACGAAAGAAAGTTTGGACTTATAAGAAGAATACAGTAACAGAAGCTATAGATAGTATTTTGTTTATTGCTGGTCAGTATGATGTAGATCACAGAGATATAATTATTGATTCGGATGGAGTTGGTTGAGGTGTTGTTGATGGAATCAGTTATTGTACATGATTTATTAATAATTCTTCTCCTATTATTACAGGATCGAAACAAAATTATGCAAACTTAAAAAGTCAATGTGCATTTGAGTTGAAGAAAAAAATTGAAAATTGAGAAATTGCGATAGATTGGGATCATAACAATAAGGATCAGGACTGGCATGATTTACAACAAGAGTTACTTAACACATATATTGATGAAAAAAGTTTAGATGGAAAAACAAAAATAGAATCAAAAGATAAAATGAAAGAAAGAATCTGAAGAAGTCCAGATCTATTAGACACGATGATTATGAGAATGTATCCAGAACTTAGATGAGAATCGATGGAGATGGTAAACGATTATTTATATGCTATAGATAGATAAATGAAAAAGATTCAATTAACTGATAAGCTCAGGAAAAAGATCTTAGGGGAATACGCTCATTGATGGGAGTGTAATAGAAGTAAAAATGCACTATTTGAATCACAGCAAGACTTATTTGCTACTAAAAAGAATGATGAATTATTAAAAAGTAATCTTTTCCGAAGTATTAAAAGAACGATACAAGCTACATGTATTATTAACGAACCAGATGTAACTTGGGAAGATACAGATCATATCTTTCAACAAGAGGCAAGAAATTTCAGTAAAATGTATAAATATGATTATATAAATAATCAATGGGACTTTGATAAATACATGGGAATAGATGATGTATGTAAATATTGAAAATTTGTTCAATTATTTTGTTGATGGGATCAAGATAAAAAAGTTCCTATTATTGAAAGAATAGATCCAAGATTTGTATATCCATATAATGATTGATCTATATTAGTTAAAGATTATCCGTTCTTTGGATTTGATAGAATAATTTCAAAAGAAGATGTTGAAGAATTAGGAGTTAAAAAAGAATGGATCGAAAGAATAATTAATAATTACGATGAATATATTGCTTGATTAGAGAACGAATCAGCTTTCTATAGAAATATTGGTGATTTCTATAATCCTGAATCATGAATGGTAACAATTCACTATCATTATACAAAGATTGATTGAATTTATTACTTAGTTCTTATGCTAGCTGATGTGATAATTGATATTAAAGATATTCCTGAGACTAAAGGTAAGAGAATTCCTATTGCAGTAACAGGATTTGCTTATAATTCAGCTGATCGATGGGGAGAATCACTAGTTGATATAATAGAAGATTCACATAGAACAGAGCAATTATTGCTTAATCTATATAAAATCAAAGTTACTAGAGAAGCTACTTGATGAAATATCTTCATTGATGAAGAGATCTTCCTGAAAAATCGTCAAGCTCTTAAGAATCAATCTATTAAAAATAGATGGTTTCCTGTTAAGATGAGAGATATTACTAAACCAATTAACTCAATGGTGTATGAGTTACCCCAAACACAAGTCTCAAGTGATATTTACAATTCACTTACAATGGTTAAGAATAAAGCAATGGCTGAATCCTTTGCTAATGCTTCATCTCAAGGTTTAGGACTTAGTGAAAATTCTAATCCTAATACAGCTACTCAGAGTAAGATACAAAAAATCAATGCTAATATGATGACAACTCTTCAAAATAGTATTATTTCTTATTGAAGTAGAGATTTTGCTTGATTATATAGGGAATTCATCTTATATCGATGGAGATGATCTTCTGAAAAGGTACTTAGAAATGCAGCAAATTGATTAAGTTGAACTTATGATAGATTAACACCTAAAAAAATAAGATGAAATTTCAATATTGTTATAGAAGATGTTATTTTAAAGCAAATAGAGTATGAGGAACAGAAGAAAGCTTATACAGAACAGTATAATATGTTAGTAAACGATCCAAATACTCCAGCTTTTCTTCTTAGAAATATCAGAAAATCAATAAATTACTTCAGTTGAATGGATGAAAATCAGATAGATTCAGTAAATGAATTAGATATAGAAGAGTATCAATGTAAACAAGATCTATTGATGTTAAACGAGAATCAAAACATCTATATTCCAGTTGATTGTAATCTTCAAATGAGATTATGGTATTATAACAAAGCAAAAGACACCGAAGCAAAGGATAGAGCAATTGAAGCTTTGAAATATATAGCTTCTCAGAATCTAGTACAACAGAGTATGCCTATGTGACAACCACAACAACCTCAATTTGAATGATGATTTCCTGGTCAAGACCAAGAAGCTATGGCATGAATGAATAATCAACCAACTCCTAAACAACCAAAAATAGAGAATCCGTTAACCGAAGCACAAAAAGAACAATCATTATTACAAGTTAATTGAATGCAATCTATATAGTTTTTAAATTCTAATATATTATTATGGCAAAAAGTCAAGCAAAAGCGAAAGTAGCTGAAGTTACTGAAAAGAAAGAAGTAACAGATGTTACAGAACAAAAAGACGTGGCTGATATTAATCCAGCAACTCCGGATCTTGATGATAAAGATCAAATCGATAAAGAAATCGAAAAAGTAGAAGAAAAAATGGAGATTCTTGGAAAAGTAAAATCACCAGTCTTTCAAAAATCATCATTTATTAAAACTAAGGCTTACAACACTCCTGTTTGTTTGTATGAACTACCAGAAGATATAAGAACTTATTTGACTAATATGTGATGGTGAACTAATGTTTATGAAAAAGGTGAAGAATGGTTAGTTAAACACTGAGCTGATATGAAAATGATCGAAAAACTTAAGAAATTTATATCAGAACATTATCTATAATGCGGAAGGAGTTAAGGGAAATAAATGAAATGTTTACTCCTTTAAAAGAAAGACAAGTTATAGATGATTCAGATGTGGTAAGATACCAGAAAATAAGAACCGCAAAACAACACTTTAATCTACTAATTGAGAAGTATTTAAAGGAAAAACATATATCTATTGCAGAAATCACAAAAAAGGATATTAATTATCTCGGAAAAAAGTATAATGAAAAGGATAGGGAAATCCTAATTCAACAAATCATGTATTTTCTAGAGACAAACTTCGGTAAACCATTGAAATGGATCAAAGAGAATAACATGTGTGCTTTATTTAAAGAAATTGATAACGATGGATGAATTAACACCGGATCAAAAAAATCTTCTAAAGGATCTTGAAAAGAATGAAGCATTCCAACTTCTACAGAAGATGGTTGATGAGATCTTTGATGAGACCAAGAAGCAGATAGTAGCACAAGCTGAGAATTACTCAGCAGTTAAAAGTCATGGTTATACTATTTATGAAATTTTATGAGCATTTAATAGTTGATTGAAGACTTACGAGAATATCGTTCATGATGTTGCTCATGAAGATGAACTTCAAGAAGCTATTGATGACGTAAATAAAAGCGAAGAGGTAGCTTAAATCCTTTTGAGCAGTTGTGACTCGTTAATCCACAATTCTAGTTTGTAGAATACTAGGTTTTATTCTATTACCAATACAGCGATGACTGATATTGAGAACATGGAGGACGTTGAAGAGAAAAAAGAGTCCGGATATGCTAAACTTAGAGCTAGCTTAAAAGAGAAGTATGAAGGACAAATTAATGATCTTCAAAACCAAATTGAGCAATTAAAATCTTCTCACGTAGCTACTAAAAGAAATTTCTTTGAAAGAAGCTTAAAACAAGAAGGTTATGAAGGTGACTTTTCAGATTTTGCGAATAAGTATCAAGACTTAGATGTAGATGAAATGGTTGCACTTTATAAATGAATGAATTGAGTTATTAAAAAAGAAATACCTGCAGAGGCTCCTAAAGAAGAAAACAATCAATTAGGTAGTAAAAGCGTTCTCTGAACTAATCCTACTGCAATTTCCCAAGAGGAATCAGTAGATAAGATGGACGGAAAAGCTTATCTTAATTACTTGAAACAAAACATGGGTCAGTTAGGATTAGGATAATTTATTTCTATTTAATCCTATTTTATTATGATCTGAACTACCTATAACTCAGGTGTAACATCTAATGTTAATAATCCTGGGAACACAAACTCTTTTACTCAAACAGATTTCCTTGAAACTCTTTTGAGAAAATCATTCTTAGAGAATGGAGAACCATCTACTGTCTTTATGCAGCTTTGAGAAGAACCAGTTTCACAAAGAGGTTATAAATCAGTTACATGGCCTAGATTAAATCCAATGAAAACTTCTCTTGCAGAAGCTACATTGACTGAATGAGTAATTCCTGATTGACATGACAATGTTGTAACTACAATTACAGCTACTCCTAAACTTCTTTGAGACTATACTAAAATCACTGATGTTCTAGATATGGAAACATTACTAGATATTATAGCTAGACAAGGAGTTGAATTATCCCATAATGCAAAAAGAATCATAGATGAACAGATTCAAGCTGTTCTTATGTCTGATGCAAGTGTACCTGTAATTTATGCAGGATCTGCTACAGCTAGAAATCAATTAACAGCTGATGATACTGTTGATATGTGATTAGTATTAAATGCTATCACTTATTTAACTTCTCAAGGAGTTACAAGTGAAAGATTCAAGGTATTGATGCATCCAAATTCATTCAGAGATTTCTGTGATTCATCTTCTACTAATACTTGGGTTAATAAAGTAATCTATGATAACTTCAAAGGAATTCAAGATGGATATGTAACATCTATTGAAAACTTCGATATTTATCTTTCTGCTAATATTAAACCAGTATCAGTTACTCCAGCATGAGGAGGTACTGCATTTAATATGTATCCTTGTTATGCTTTAAGAAAAGGAGCATACGGAATCACATCTTTAAGTTCTCTTCAGACTTACTATAAAGGATTTGGTTCTGCTGGTATTGCTGATCCATTAAATCAAATTGCTACAATTTGATGGAAAGCTTACTTCGGATGTGCTGTTCTTAATCCTTTCTTTATCGTTAGAATGGAAGCTAGAACAAAGACAGATTACGAATGGCAAAAAGCAATCGACTAGAATACTTATACACTATAGGCTGGGAAACCAGCTTATAGTAATAAATATTTTAATCTTATAATCTAGACCATGGCAACAGTACAAGATAGGATCGATAAATGGGCCGAATTAGAAATAAGGTGAGATACCCAAATTAATTATAATATAATATTAAGGTGGTATAACAAGGGATTACATATTTTTCAAAAATATCTATTAGAATATGCTTCTGGTTTATTGAATACTTCTGTTAGATTTAATAATATAATAAAAGGACAAGATGAATATGAGTTTCCACTATGAATCAATAATGTGGAAGATTTTTACAGTATAATTCAATTGAGAGTAGCTTATAAGTTAGACAAATATTGACAACCTGTGTATAAAGTTTGTCGTCCTATAGATTTTGGAGAATATAATATTAGACCATTAAAGAATATACCAGACACTGGAGATGTAAAAATACAAGGGGGACAACAGATCTGAGAACCAGCTCTTTGGAAAAGAATATCAATGGAAAATCCTAGATATGTATTTATAAGTAAGAATAAGATCAAAATCTTCCCCACTCCTATCGAAGATGTACCTATGTGACTATCATTAGCTTATAACTTCATGGAAAAACCTGTTGAATTAAACACAGATGAAAATACTTTAAATCTACCTTGGTATTTCTTTGATGTAATAGATGATTATATGAGTTATATGTTATATTTAAAAGAAAATCCAGAAATAGCTGAACCATATTTACAAACATTCCAAACTACTCTTCATGATAATATATATTGATTAAATCGTGACCAAAGATATTCAGAAGAGAATTTTGCTAATTTATCTTATTTCTATAAGTGATAATGGCTACTTGAGAAAAGAGAATAACGAATCAGATTTCACAAGTTAGTTGGGTAGACTGAACAGCAATGGATGTTTATTATTGAATGGATCATAGTTTTCAATATAGTCAAAATATAAATACAGATGATGAGATGCATGGAATTAAGTTATCAACTAAAGCTGTATTTACACCTAATTATAAAAATTGTCAATTAACAAGTTTAGGAAATAATTGAATTGTTGCTTTAAATGTTAATTGAGTTTCTTCTCCTGTGTATTTTGATGAAACTAACTTCTTAGATGGTTGATCTTCGTGATGAACTCCACCTAAAGTAAATGAAAATTATCAAGTATGTCCTGGAGTAGTATTTCAAGATTATTTTTGGTATTCTGTTAGTTGATGAACCGAAAATAAAACGGCAATGGCAGCTGTTAATGTAGCGGTTCATAGTAATGTTTACATTTGTGCTCCACGCGATCATACAGAATCTACAGATGAATCTATTGAAGATCCTACTGATTTATTATTACCTATGAAAGGAGCTGTAACTGCAATTCTTAATTATAATAACACAAGATTGGTTGTAGCAGCATGACAAGATATTTGGGTATATTATCCAGAATTAGATCAGAATAGTCCAGTTACACATCCTTGAACTCCAGGAACAACAGAAGATCATTGAAAGACTGGATGGAAAAAAGTATTAACTTATGAAGATTGAATTACTATCGTAGGACTTACTTGTTCCTTTGAATATCTAAAGGTACGAGCAGTTGATGAAGGATGGAATACTAAAGTTTACTACTATCAAGGTAATAACAACCTTAGAAATACATTCGTATATAACTTAGTAGATCTCACTTGAGTAAGAGTTACTAGAGTATATAATGTTAATGGTATAGATTACTATATCTCTAGTATTGATTGAACAGATTGATATGTAGATCTATATAAATTAGTTTGAAATACTCCAGTTAAGTTATTTCAAAAAAGATGATGATTAGATCCATTAGATGTAAATACTAAAGCACCATACTTTGTATGACCTTGTTGATTAAATGCAGCATATCATAGTTGAAGATTCTTTATTGCTGATTTTTATTGATTATTCCAATTTACATATAATCCAGAGTGATTTGATAAATGATATATGAAATGGAGATTGAAAAAAGAAAGAGGGGATACTACTTGAAAACAAGTATATGGAGTATGTGAAAATAAATGAAGATTATACGTATCAACAGAAGAGTGATGTTATGTTATGCGAGCTATTGATACGGGGAAACCACCTATTGAGATTTCTTCAGCAAAAAGAGCTGAAATCAAAGAGAATGATAATTTAACTGAATCCCAAACTAAACGAAGATTAGATTGATGATATCAAGAAGAATGAGTTCTAATATCTAGGGAATTTGAGTGAAAAGAATGATGAACAGTTACTAAGATGTTAGATGAAGTAAGAGTTAATTATGAAATGAATCCGTTAACTGATCATAATGGTGATATAGATATTTATGTAAGTCCTAATAATTTATGGAAAGATTCAGATCCTAGTTGAAATAATGATTATTGGTATAAGGCAATGGAATTAAGTCAAATGAATAGTAAAACTAGGGCGGAAAAATCAAATCAAGTAAACAATTTAGGGGATAATTGAACCTCATCATTCATATTTGATCGACAAACTATAACTTATGCAGTAAAAATCACTAGGGGAACGGAAACACATGCAACACCTATTGTTAGAGAAATAGATCTTAAATATCATACAAAAGATAAAATCAATAATGTTTATAACTATAAGAATGATTAATGGAACGATTATTAGAAGATTGACAACATGATTATAGGGCTATTCCATGAGAATATCCTATTTCTGATAATAATAGACCTGCAACTTATGATCAGTTCATAACTCTAAGGGATACATTAATCTTTTCAAATAAATACTATGCAGATAAAGCTTGAAGAAGTCTTATAATTTGAACGAAATTGGATGGAACTCCAACCGATACTATAGAAATATGGGAACCTAATAGTGTAAGATTAGATTTCCAACCGGGTTGAGTAGTGGTTCCGACAATTAATTGAAAATATATTGAAGTTGGTTGACAAAGTTGAATAACATGTATGATAAAAAAAGATGGAAGATATAAGATTAATCATAAAGAGCAATTTGATAATATAGATTCTAGTATTACTAGAATTCATACTTATGTAATTCAACATCATGCAGATACTTCTTTACCAAATACTCCTAGAGCAGTATTTGATTGGGAACGAAATACCCCATGAGAAATAAGAAGACTTACATCCTTTGGATATGTTGAATGTGATCTTCAGAAATGAGATCGATTAGAGTTAAGGTTAGAAGATCAAAACTGAAATGATATTACATCTGAAACAGCTGTTGATTCTAACTGGCGATTAGTAGAATATATAGATTTAGCTTATAATATATAAAGAAATGGCACAAACCAATTGACAGCCAAATAACAATGGACAAACACCTATGCTGGATCCTATTGCATATAGAGAAAATTATGATAAATCTAATGTTATATGATATGATCCTATGGCAGATCTAACTCCTGAATATTTAGCAAATATGGATATGAATAAACCTATTGCAAATGCTAATCAAAGTTTTAATCAATATGGGGATGATTCTAGTCAAGAATATCAACAAAAATCTAAATGATGATTAAACGAGAAGTATACAGGAGAAGGAGTTAAAAATTCTGAAGTAAATTATAATCCGGATCTGTTACTTTCATGATTAAATCCTAATTTTGTATATTGACAAACCTCTAAAGTTTACGGAACGGATCATCCTTGATATATAGCAACTAGAAATGATGATATAGCAAGTGCATTGTATAATGAAGGATTAACAACCAGAGAAGATATATCTAATTTCCTTAATCAACAAAAAGGATTTTTAGATTCATCTGAAGCTGATAGAGCTAATACTGTTGAATCTATACGGAAAAGGTTATGAGCAATCCAAGCTATGCAAGAACAACCAGAAGAACCAAAGGAACCTATAGATCAAAATGCTTTAATGGAAGATACAGTTTGAAAATTATATTGAAAAACTACAGCTGAGTGATGAAACCCTCAACAAGGAATTGATCTTATAGCTGATGCAAATAGTATTTACACACAAATGAATCAAGCAAGAGTAGCTAATGTAAATGCTTTAAGATCCATGCAACCTGTTAATGCAGCTACTTCTACTTATTATTGAACAACTCCTTATTGAGACCAAGCATTAAGAGATGTACAAAATCTGGATCCAGAATGGTATGCTCAATATCAACAAGAATTAAAAAAGTTATATACTCAGGATAAAGCTGATACTATTTCTCATTGATCTGCAGATGAAAAATGACCAACTATGGTTGATTCTATAGAGGAGACGATTGTAAATGATTCTAAAAATTGGACCGATAAAAATAGTAATGAAAGAACGTACGATCAAATTGCATGAGAATTAGAAAAAAAATTACAAAGTAATCAAACAGCTAGTTCTGCAAAACAGGAAATGATAAATATCAAAAAAGATATAGCTGATCTTAATTCAGAACTTGATGATTTACCAAATAAAGCAAAGAGAGCTTTTAAAGGTGATGTTCCAGATTATATCTATCAAGCATATATTTCAAATAACAGACAAGAATTGCAGAAAAAAATACAGAATCTTGAAAATAGATATGCTTCATTAGCTGATATATATAAGACAGAGGTATCTCAAACACAACGAGAAATGGAATATGAATTAAAAAAAGATCAGATGGAAATGGATAGAACTAAAATGAATTTTGATATGGCATATAAACAAGCTCAATTAGAACAAGATTCTATTAAATGGAATGATGGAAAAGCTTATAAAATTGTTAATGGAAAAGTTATTCAATTAGATGATGGAACAGCTTATGCATGATACCAAGATAAGGTAAATGCTTGATTGAGTTCAATGGAGCAAATGGCTAGGGATAATGCAATGTATTGACAATGTGAACAATTTACGGATGATGCAGCAGAAGCTACAGCTTGAGTAAGAATGGAATGAGCTGATTGAAGAACTGCAACAACATCTGATGAAAAAAATTGGTATGCTACTCAATTTGGTTTATTTTCTGATTATATTCCAGAAGTATGAGATGTAGCTGTATTTGATTATAGAAATGCAAAGAATGTAAGTGATGCATCTAGAAAATGGGGACACACAATGTATGTAGCTTGATATGATGAAGCTACTTGAATGATTCATTTAATTGGATCTAATGGATGAGAAGGATTAGAAAATAAAGTATATTCTAAAGATATTTCAGTTGAAAATTTTTATAAGAATTATGGAGTTTGATTCTGGAATCCATATAAATATGCTCAATGGCAAAGTATGCAAATATCTGGAGGTAACAACACTTGATATTCTCCAATGCAACCAACTATTGATAAATTAATGCAAGAATACAGAGATTCATGAAAGACTAATATGTTTAGTGAATTATGAAAATTCCAAGAAATATATACAAATTTGTATAATGCAGATAAGAATGGAGAATTATCTTCATTATTAGATCAATGATTAGTTTGAACATTCTTACAGAATATGGCATTAAGTTGGGCACAATCACAATGATGAGATTGAAATATTGATGATAGATCAGCTCTTGAGAGATTCTTATCTTTAAACGTTGAACAAGTTTTAGCAGAAGCTGATAACTATTATGCACAACACACAGGTGATGAAAAAGCATTTGCTTGATTCCAAGAAATGATGAGAGCAGTTGAAATCAAACTACGTGATGAATCTTGAGCAGCTATTAATAGATCTGAGTGGGCAACGAACTTCTTATTGTACTTACCAAAAGCTACAGATACACAATATACAAAGGAAAGAAAATTGGCAAGATTGGAAGAATATATTAGAAGATTATGAACAGATGCATGAATTGATTCCTCTTCTTATATTCCATTGAATTTAGGTAAAGCTCAACCAAGAACTACAGATTAATTTAATTCTTAAATAAAGAACTAATGAATGAATTTAATCCATTTGATGAGTTAGGAATAACATTTGATAATGATTGACTTCAGGAAACACGAAGGGATAGGAATTATAAAAGTAAATATAATCCGTTTGATATGAATAAAAATATTAATGTAGATCTTAATACAGAACCTGAATATCAACCAGATTTCAGTCAATCCTTAACCAATATGAATAATCCTAAGGATCTACAGGTAGCTCAAGAGTTAGGAATAGTTATACCAGAACCTATGCAACAAGAAGAGAAACAAGCTTATGTAGATGCTTTATCTGATGATGATTGGAAAACATGGCAAAATCTAAAGGATGAGTGATTCTCCTTTGAAGCTAGGAAAGCAATGTTTGATAATAGAGAAGATCTATATGATATAACTGAACCATGAAATAAGAAATTCTGGTCATGAAATAAAAATTCATTCATGCAATATCTGTTAGATCAACAACAAGAGACTATGGATTTTCAAGAAGATGTAATTCATCCTTGGAGTCAAAGAATTGAAGATTGGTTAGATGTTCAATCAGCTGATCTTATGGATTATTCTTATGACGAGATTAAACAAGAGATGTATAATAATGCAGCAAAACCTAATGATAATAATTTAGTTAAATGGATGAGAAAGCAAGCTGTTAAACCCTTAGCTTCAGTAAAAAGATGAGCTGCTATTGCTTGATGAATCTTATTTGATATGGCAAGTAAATGAGTAAATCTTCTTGATAATTTAGGAAATATTTCTACTCAACTAGGAGCATGGTCATTAAATAGTATAGCTGATAAAAGGAAATGATATAATTTAGTTATTAATGAACCAGAAAAAGAACCAACAATTTGGTGAAGTTATGTTGAATGAGTAGCTGATACTATGTGAATAACATTTACAAGTAAATTTCCTATTGCTACTTGGATCTTAACAACAATTTGAAGCGAATCAGATGCAATATGATGATTAATGGAAGCTGCTAATAACGGAATTAAAGGAGTTTGGAAACGAGTGGATAAAATAACATGAATTGATAAATTTAATTTAAAATATCTTACTCCAGAGGAACAGGAAGAATTCTATAATAACCAAGCAATAGCTACTTGGATCCTTTTTGCAGAAGCTACAGGGAAATGATTAAATAAGTTATCCAAAACTGAAGCATATCAAAGACTTCAACAAGCTATGGATTATGCAAAGAAAACCTCTAAAATAGGATTAAGAGAAGGAGTTAAAGAAGTCCAAGAGACTAAACAGATGATGGAACAACAACCAGAATGAACGGAATTTAGAACAGAAGGAGGAATTAAAATTGCTGAAGTTACTCCTAATTGAATAAAAACTACACCTTATTGAGCATTACATATATTACAAAAATTAGGTTGAAGACAAATAAATGGATGGATAAAATGATTTGAATGGTTCTATAAGAATAAAAACAAGTTAGTTACTAGGGATCTTAATGCACCTATTTGAGAATTACCCGTTGTTAAAACTCCTGAAGTTAAAACAGAAAATTGAGTTGAAACACCTACTGAAGAAATAAAACCTACAGAAGAGATAAAAGAAGAAGTACCTAAAGAGGAAGTAAAAACTCCTGAAACTTGAGTGAAAACTACACCAAAACCAGTAGCAAAAAAGGTAGAATCAACTGAAAATCAAACAATTTGAGAATATATTAAGAAAATTAGTAATGAAATCACTGGAAAGAAAGGAGGAATGGATAAAGATTTATTTGAAAAGTTTTCATCATCTCCCGATCTTCAAAATGAATATATTAATACTATAGATCCCTATATTAGAGAAAATGGTTGAGAAAATCCTGCTTGAGTAATAGAAAATCAATTAAATGATTTTATTGAAACAGCTAAAGAACAGTTACAAGATAGAAGAAATAATAATATAGATTTTAGAAAAGGACAAATGAAATATAAGGTTCAGATACCTGAATCTGATAAAGTTAAATGGGAACAAGAGGATAAGGAAATTAAAAACTTAATAAGAACTCTTTCCAAACAATCAATAGATCCAGAAAAATTCCTTAATTATTTATTAAATCTTCCAGAAGAAAAAGTTCAATGATTGAATAAGTTTATTCCTAATTTCAGTAAGAATCTTGAATTAATAAAAGATACTTTGACACTTACTAAAGCTATTACATCTAACGATCTCCTTGGAAAATTTTTACAATATAAATCGACACGGTGAACCAGAAGAAAGAATTTTATTAGAAGATATTTATGGAAAAAGATAAATGAAGCTTACAAGAAAGCAGGAGTTAAACGTAATATGTATGAAATAGAAAATATTCTAAATAAGATGTCCGAAGAAGAATTAGTTCAACTCGAAAATGAAATTGATAATTGATGAATAAGACCTTATATGTCTGATGCAGAATTTGAAGATCTATTAGATAAATGATATACTCCATGAACTTGGATTCCTGCAGATCAAAATATTCAAGAGATAATGGATTCGAAACGACCAGGAACTAATAAAACAACTAGAGAATATCTTAAAGAAAAAGGAGTTCAAATATCTTTAACAGATGAACGATGATTACAAAAAATAGGTTGAAATATTCAAGCTGCTTATAGTGCTAAACTTGATAGAATATTAATGAAATCCGAAAAGAATCCTTATAAGGGAATTGTTTATCATGAATTTGGTCATAGAGTGTTAGCTCAATTATGAACTACACAAATAATGGATATAATAACTCATATTGCAAAAAGAGATTGAATAACTCAGGATGCAGCATTTGAAAGACGAGCTGAGTATTTTAGGAATTATTTACAATATAATAATGTAGATTGAAAGAAGTATTTGATTAAGAATTTAGGTGAGGATATAGCTAGTAAGATAAATGCTACTATGGAAAAAACTAAAGAAGAGATTTGGGATTTATTTGATCTAAATGAATGAGATAAGAACATTAATCAAATCTTATCCGATGTGAAACACGATACTCCCAAGTGAAAAGATATAACTTCTAGAAGACCTGAACCATTAATTAAAGAAATGGTTCCTGAATCATCCCCCGTAAGATATGAATATTTACGTACTATAGATCCTAACATAGAGGCAGTTGAAATCTATCCGTATTTTGATAAACCTATTCAGATCAGATTTAAAGATGGATCTACACAAAGATGGACAGAATATAGAAAAACACTTACTCCTGAACAATTAAATGAAATAGATACTTATGAAACAGATATAGTAAGAGAATTTGTTGATGAACAAACAGGAAGAGATAAATGATTTAAGTGAGAGTGAAAATTTGATTATGATACTTTACAAAATGAAAAAGATCTAACTAATTTATTAATGAATGAAAGTTTAAAAAGTTTCCAACAAACTAAAGAAAGTTTAGGATTAGATGCTTTTGAAACAGTAAATTATCTTAAATCTTTACAAAATATAGATCCAGATATTTTAGGAATCTTTGAAAAGGATGGACAACTATATGTGAAATATAAAATGGAATCACAACGAGAGAGATATGAATTACCTGATAGACCAGGATATGTAGAAGTTAAAGAGGTTCCTGCTAAAGATTATTTTACAGAAGATGAATTAAATCAATTACCTAAAGATTTAGTTAGTAAAATTAAAAAAGATGCAAATTAAAGATTTCTATTTAGATCTAAGGGAATGACCACAGTATGCAAAGAAGAATGGAAATGTTTGGTTGTTAGAATCCGAAGCATTTAAAGAACCCTTAAAATTTGAATTTAGTTTTGATTTAGAGGATGAGACTAAATTGAAAAAAATTGAAGAATCCTGTAGAGATTATTATAATGCTATGATGGGAAGAGAAGAAAAATGGAATGCGATATTAGAATCTTTATTAGATAAAGAGAAATTGATAACTGATAGTTATCAGAAGTTAGAAGAAGTTTCCCAAAAGTATGATCTGTTATTAGAACAGATTAAGGAAAAAGAAAATCTAATAAAAGAAAAGGAATTAAAGGAAAATGATAAAATAAAAGAAATAAATTCCAAAGTAAATAGATTAGAAGAAAAAATCAGTTTACCTCTACCACAGAAAATATATACTAATCAATGGGAAGAATTCGTTGCTTGAGATGATCCATATATTTGTTATCCATATAAATTACCTGGATGATATTATGTGGTGATAGAGCAATATGAATATGAACCACAGAATGAATATGTAAGAAATGAAAATGAAATACAATTTAAAGAAGTATATATAGAAAATGAATATTATCCTTGTATCCATTTAAAAGGTGAAAATGCAATTGATAAACCTGTATCTAAAGTTAGACTTAATATTTTATTTTTCCAAGTATAGTATATAATGTTTGTGTATGTTAAAAATGGAAATATAATCTTTAAATCTAATACTAGAACTAATTTATTTCCTGATGCTTCAGAAGTATGATGTTGATTCTCTATGAGTGATAACTTAATATTTGAAGATGGACAAGTAAGAATCTATGAAAAAAGTAAACAATTTGAAAAAGATATTCATAAGTATAAGTTATCAAAACAAATTAAATCATTAGAGTTTCAAAATAACAAACTTGAAAAGATAGCTAATGAAAAAATTAAAAAGAAAACATTAACTAAAGAACCAACAAAATATGATAGAGATATTTATTTATTAAGACAAATGAAATGATCGCAACCTTCGTAATGACCTGAGAATGGTTTGAATTACCTATCGATATTGGTATAGAAAAAGAAAAGATCGAATCAAGAATCCAGGAAAAAGATAATCGAATTAATGACGGATTTGGTTGAATGTATGATTCGTTATGTATAACAGCGGATGAAGATAATGGTGCATCTGTATTAGTTAGTGATTATCCTGAAGAAAAACAAGTTAATGATGGAACTAGATCAGATTTCATAGAATTAAATCCTAGTGCTGAAATACATCTACCATGGAATAGAGAAGTATGAGCTCTTAATAGACCATTTGTATGTGGTCAAGCATGAGATGTAATTAAAGTAGTTGCTAGGTAGTTTTATTATTAAGATTTAAAAAAATGACAGTATTTCCAAAAAGAGTATGGACTAAGAAATGAATGGTTTTTAATGATAAAAAACCAGTTCGAAAATTAGGTGATAAAGTATGAGTATACGATCCTAATTTTACAGAAGTAAATAGTTGAGAAGTTTATCCAGAGAAAGATCGAGAGAATGTTAGTTCTTCCGATGAGTTAATGTATTACGATGGATTACAACCAACTGAGTTTGGAACTTTTGAAGCTGAAACACCTGATGAACCAATAAGTTAATTTATATCTAAATTAAAATACGATGGCAACAAGAATCGTAGAATGAAAAAAACCGTATACTTGATGAAAAGCTATAACCATTGATGAAAATAAAGTTATTAGTTTGAATTTAAGGGATGAAAATAATTTGATTATCTATGATAGTTGAGATGATGAAATCTATGTAGATTTGCAATTACCAAATGAAATCAGACCAACGTATGCTTTCCCTGTATGAGTTACTACAGGTAGAGTAATTATAGATAATTGATGGGATATGACTGGTACTATTATCTGTGCAAAGACTACTAGTTGAGATAATATAAAATTATTATATGGAGATAATTGAAAACTCTATATAGATAATGGAACATGAACTTTTAAACAAATCTACCTTAAATGAGAAGTAGATGCTTTGCTAGAATCCTTAAAACAATATGTAAATGAACAATTAGCTCTGAAACAAAATACCTTAATAGCATGAGATGGAATAAGTATAGATGATAATAACGAGATTTCTAGTGTAGCAATAGCAGTATTAGAAGAACCAAATACACCTATGGAATGACAATTATGGTATGATACTACAAATCTAGTTCTTAAAATTTATGATGGTACTACATGGCAAACTATTTAATTTATCTAATAAAGGAATAAGGCAATGGCAGTAAGAATCAAGGACTGAATGATACCATATACGTGATGAGTATGAATAGAAATTACTAACAATCACGTTATAAATGTATTACTCAGAGAATTAAACAATCTAATCCAAGTAAATGAAGATAATGAGTTGTATGTTGATTTACAGTTACCAGACTGAATTGAACCAGATGATGATTTTCCAGTATGAGTAACTACATGAAAGATTTTAGCAGAGGACTGATGGCAGCAAAACTGAATTATACTTAATTGGAAGACTACATCATGAGATTATGTCAGATTTATATATGCTAATGATGGGAAACTTTATTATGATCCATGAACATGAATATGGATAGAAATCTGAACATGAGGATGATGAGTACAGATAAATGTAGCTACTGCTAGTACACTTTGATTAATAAAACTAGGTACAGATACTCAACAGATACAAGCACCAGTAACAGCTACATCTATTAGTGGTAGAACCTATCCAGTACAACTTAATGCAGATAATCAAGCTGTAGTTAATATCCCATGGGAAAATACAACATATACAGCATGAGCTAATATAACAATAGATCAGAATAATGTTATCAGTGCTACTATTCCCCCAGCTCTAGTTTATAAAGGAACGGTGAATGATATATCAGATTTACCTAGTAGCTGACAAACTATATGAGATACATACTTTGTGGAATGAGAAGACTGAATGTACTCATGGGATTGAACTCAATGGAACTATGTGTGAGGAACAGGAATAGATACTAGTAATTTTTTCAATAAGAGAACTGATACATCTGATGATATTGTACAAGGTTTAACAAATCTGTTTGTTACTCAGAACGAAAAAAATATTTGGAATAATAAACAAGATAGAATCTCAGCATGAGATGGAATAAATATTACAAATAATGTAGTATCAAACACCTTACCATTTGAACCAGACAACTCTGGGACGATGGGACAAATTCTCCAAAAAACATCTGCTTGATATGAATGGAGAAATTTTCCTAATGTAGTAACTTCTGTAAATGGACAAAGCTGAGTAGTTACAGTAGATGAATTTGATCCAGATAATGCTGGAACTACAGGACAAGTATTAAAGAAAACACAAGATGGATATGAATGGCAAAACGAATCAGCAAATAGTTATGTAGCAGGACATTGAATTAATGTGAATCAATCAACAAAGGTTATATCTAACACTTTACCATTTGAACCTAGTAACACTTGAGTTGTCTGACAAGTTATAAAGAAAACACCTACTGGTTATCAATGGGCTAATGAAAGTGGTGGAGGAGGATGATGAGAAACTTATTATGCATGAGATTGAATCAGTATAGATTCTGATAATGTAATAGATAACACATGAGTACTAAGTGTAAACAACCAAACAGGAGATGTATCAATAAATGCAGTACCATCATGATGAACGACAGGGCAAGTATTACAGAAAACAGCTACTGGTTATGACTGGGCTAATGCAGCAGAGAGTGGGAATGTTAAATTATTTACTCTTTCTAGCACATCAGATTTAACTACGGCACAGGAAGCATGGGATTGGTATAGAGCTTGAAAACTACCAATTTTAAGACTAAATACTAGTCACAGTTACGTAGACACTTGATGAAATACCATTACAATTACAGGTAATTTTGATTATTACTTAGAACCAACAAGTGCTACTAGTTCTACTAAAGCAATATTCACTACAATCCATACAACTTATGATAATTATACTAATATTCCTTCATCTGGAATAACTCAACAAGTTGATTATGTAATAGAGCTAACACTTTCTTGAAATAATGTAACAGGAATTACAGATACGACACATACTAACTGAAATACACAATTTATTAGTCCGGGTGTTGGTTATACTGGTTATTTTACTCCAACTAATAATTGACATCCTGCTAGCAAGAAATATGTAGATGATAAAGTAAGTTGAATAACATTCCCAGTAACATCAGTTAATTGAAATACATGAGCAGTTACAGTTAATGAAGTACCATGAACAGGAACCACAGGATATGTATTAACTAAACAATCTAATTGATATTGATGGCAATCAGCACCTAGTTCCGAGGTAAAAGTATCTTCACAAAGCTGAAACATTTTAACAAACTGAATGAAAATCTGGGCTTGAACAGAGGCTAACTATAATAATCTAGGAACTTATGATAACAATACCGTTTATCTTACTTACTAATCAGATTATGAATGTTTATATAAGACAAAACGAACTAAAGAATGCTTATATAGGAGAGTATGTAGAATGACGGCAACCTTGAGCTAATACTATCGCTTATTTTCCATTTAAAGACGACATATTAGACCATAGCTGAAATGGACGGACACTACAAGCACCCTCAATAACAAAAAGCTGAATTGGATATAGAGCTGTTTGATGAGTAGCCCCCACTAATACTTCTTCATCAATTAAAACGTGGTCGTTGTGGTTTTATGTAGTTAGTGGTAGTAGCCCATATATGAGCATTTGATGAATGGGAAATGCTGGTTGTGGTTATTATTATAAACACGAAGAAAGCAGATTAGATCAACGCTTGTTTTGTTGGACGAGTAGTTCTTTTGGTGCCGCTACTGTTTATCTATTAATATGAACTTGAGCTTGGCATAACTTAGTTTTTGTGTACGACACTACTTGACCTGAATTATACGGTTATTTAGATGGGACACAATATTTAATATATAATAGCACTCCATATTCATTTAATAATTCGGTTTGAATTATGTGAAGCCAAAGAAATTCTTCATCTGATAATTTTAGTGGAAATCTTACGTGTGATTTGTCTGAATTTATTCTTGAAACCAAAGCACGAACAGCGCAGGAGGTGATAAACTACTACAACCAAACAAAATGAAACTATGGATTATAATCAGATTTATCTCTTAACCTTAACCGATGTGATACAAATTAAAGAGAATATATGTAGGGACTACTAAAGTACGACCTGAAAGTCCTTCGATAGTGCAAACTTTTGATTTTCAAAATAATTGAAGTCTGAATTGGACAGGACAGACAATATATTGAACACCAACCTTAGTTACTTGAGAATGATGGACTATTGGTGGCTCTTGAGGAAACACATTTCAATCAGCGATTATGCCTCCATCTTCTGTATATGGTGGTACTCTAAAAAAGTTTGTGTTGTATATATATAAAGGTGTAGCATCTAATACAGACGCAACAGTATGAGCAGGTATAGGTACATCTAACCTTACTGCGTTGGCGTGACGAGAACAAGTTGTAACAGAATCACCGCGAAGTCGTGCTATGGTGTATGATTGAGCAGAACATTATACAACAACACGATGAGCAGTTTGAGAAATAACTCTCCAATATATATTTAATGACGATGGTAATCTAGTTCTAAAGGTTTATGACGCAGAATATAACTTATGACAATATGCAAGCACATTCCGTACATATTGGAGTAATGGAAATCTATGACTTTCAATATGAAGATGGAGAGTGGCTGATGGAAATATCTACATTAGAAAAGTAGAAATATACACGGAATAAAAAATCAGATTTATTTCTTAATATTATATATAAATGACAAACTTAATCTTAACTTTAATTGTATGCTCTACTGTTATTACGAGCATCGTAAACGTAGCAAAACCTGCATACAAAAAATTTGCAGGAAAATATGCTATTAGCATTACTACATTGCTTTCATTCTTGCTATGAATCCTATCTGCATTCTCTCTAGCTCCATATCTAGGACTAGATCTAAATGCATGATTGATCTTTATGGTATGACTAGCTCTAGGAACTGGATCAAATATCTTTTATGATATTTGGGAGTTAATTAAAGGATTAGGGGTTAGATTAAATGAAGTTAGAAAAGCTATAGAAGAGGTAGAAGAAAAGGAATCAGCAATTGGTTTTAAATCTAAAGATGAAGAATAATGGCAGCTATAGAAAAATGAGCAATTGAAGAGACATGAAACGTACTCACTAAATTAACTTCTAGTGAACGTTGAACCTTTCTTGCTATTATGCTTTGTGCATTAGCAAGTATTGTTTGAATAGTGATCTTTTATGTTAATAGTATGGATGGATTAATCGATAAATACAATACAACTATAAACGAACAGCAAAAAGAATTCTTAATCGCCTTAAAAGAGTTTAGTAAATAAAAAAAAGAATGGCTTTACGAGATTACTATCTTAAGGAGTATCCCTGAAACGAATGGAGACTCTTTAGAGAAAAAATTATAGATGATGTGAAATATACTCATTATCGAACTGGTAAAAGTCGAAGCTTAACAAAAGATCATCGAGTATCTTTTTTGAACAAGGAAGAGTGAGTCTCTGTTTTAATTGTTCAAAGATATAAAGAATGAATGCAAGAATCCGGATAGAAATAATAATTATTCTAATAGGTATTCTTTCTTTATTTTTTCCTATTATATGATTGAGTTAATACTTAACCGATGGAATAAAAGGGAAATGAAAAAATGGATTTTATTCTATAAAAAGAAGAATCTTTATGTGAAAAAAAAGGGAAATTAATTATAACCTTCATCATATTTGTCCTTCAAGTAGATGAGGTGTTACAAATGATATTAATTGTGAAATGATAAAGGAAACAACACATTCAGCAATTCATACCTTATTCTCTAATATGATATTTCCCGAACAGATAATAAGACTTACTGATTTAAGTGCTAAAACGCTTAAACCAGAAATCGTAAGTGAATTGATGGAAATATTACAGTATAGAGATATTCACGATCCTAGTTTATGGTATAAGGAAGATGCGATTTGGATTCCTAAACATACATTTAAAAAATAATTTATAAAAATGAAAGAATTGGTATATATTTATTGACCAGATTGTTCTCGTTGTCATACATTGAAACCACATGTTGAAAAACGATGTAACGAACATAAGTATACATTTAAGGAAATGGAATATGCAGATAGTTGATTCCAGGTTGAATCGATTCCTACTGCACAGGTGATAGATGATGAATGAGAAAGAATTCTGGATATGGAATGAATAGTTCATTTAATTTCTAACCAATAATAATCATGGAATATAGACAAGATCCTTGATGTCTAACTCTATCCGAGGATATGATGGATGAAAGGGATTTCAAAGCTGAGGAAGTGTTTAAATTAGATTATTCTGTTGAACTTCCTAAATCCTTTTCTTTAGGAGAACGAGTTTATAAAACTAATTATCAAAATGGTTGGTGAAGTTGTACATCTAATGCAACTGCTCATGGAGTACAAGTTCTAAAGGTAAAAGAAAAAGGAATTAAACCAGTTGATTCGAATCTTATTACTCCGATGTGGAAAGATCTCTGGAAAAATATGTGACATGATTTAGATAATAAGAATGATTCTGGGGATTATGTAGAGAAAGCTATTAATACTGCTTTGAAATTTGGAATCCAAACGGAGGAAGGATGAGTTGTTAATTTTGATGGATATTGTTATGAATCCTGGCAAGAAAATGATTCTTGAATAGAAAAAATGAAAAGATATTTATATCAAGGTTGTCCTATAGCTTGGTGTCTTAGATGAAATCAAACTACATGGAGTGAGTTAACCAAAGGAGAAATGAAAACAATTATAGCCGCAAAAGATAGAACTGGTTGACATGCTATTTGTGTAGTTGGTTGGGATGAATCTTGATTCTGGGTATTGAACTCTTGGAGAACTAATGATGGGATCGATCATAAGAGTAGATTCCATATTCCTTATCTTTTACTTAAGAAAGCTGCTTGAATGTTTAACTGGAGATATCGACCGTTATTTTTAAAGGAACAGATTCCTACGGATCCAGCTTATATTAAAAGAAAGAATATCTATGTAGAAGTTCTTAAATGATTAAAGAAAACTTATCCCGAAGAAACATCGGATATTCAGAAAGAGATAGAAAATCTAAGTCAAATTCTTAGAAAAAAATATCCTGAGATCAACAATGATCTTCCCCTTTAGTTTTATTTTCTAAAAATAATATCATGGCTTGCTGAAAAAAGAGAGGTGGAGGAAGAGGTAAGTAAAAAAACACTGATTTTTTGAAGTTTTAAAGCACGTTTTATGATTCATGCTTAAGTATATTAAGGTCATGATCTTCTGCGTTGCTTAAAACGATTTCCTTCTAAAAGAGAATTAGTGTTTCACTTAAAAAGAGAGTAATCTTTGAAATTGATACTCTCTTTTTTATGACAGGAAACGAGAAAACAACGGAAAATAGTTAGTTTTCCGAAGTAGTTTTATCACTTGCTCAGGTGAGTTCATTTTTCCATGCATCGATAGCTGCTTGAACTTTTGCTTCTCTTTCCTCTTTTCTTTTTTGGATTTTTCTATCGTTACGTCTTTGTGAACACATCCTTCTAAGTTCCATGATTCTTGCTCTTTTTCTTAGAAGCTTTTGTTTAGATCGTTCTGTTGGACATGCTTCGATTCTTTTATCGATCCAATTAACATGTCACAATTTTAGTTTACGAATCTTCTGTGTAGCTCTTACCCTTCTGATCTGAAGTTCACGATGGGATTCATATCGTTCTTTTCTTCTGATTCTTCTTTCCTCGTCGTGATCTTTACAATATGCACTAACTCTAGCATTGATACGTTCTCTGTTTTTCCTATAATAATCTTGCATATATTCTCTACGTCTATTTCCATTAATATAAGATAATCATTTTTTGAGTTTCATTTTAATTAAGTAGTTGATAAAGTAAACATTTTAACGTTTCCTCATCCACCTGTTTTTTTCTAATATTAGTTCAATGAATAGTGACAGGTCAATCGTAGAAATTAGTTCATGCAAATTGAACACAAAAAGTTCCTACAAATTTCCGATCATCTACTCATTCATTAGTTCTCCATAATCTCTTATGAATCATATTATAGAGATTCTTTTGTCGTGCTTGCATTTGATTTCATCTTGTTTTAAGTTCTAATAAGAAAAACTTCTTTGTCTTATAATCACAAATCACATAATCTATATTGGAAATAATAGTTCATTCAGCTGAGCTTGGTAAACTAGCAAATAACCAATTAGAAAAGAACTGTTCATAACGGGAAGTAAATTCTCAATTAGAATACGTCATCGATCAAATCTTTCTTATATAAATGAAGTGAAGCACAATTGTAGTATAATTTTCCTAGAGCATAAGTATCATGCCATTTAGTTGTATCATACTCTTTAAAGTTTTCTTGGTTGTTTAGATGTTCTGTGATATATTTTAAAAGACTAACAGCTTGAATAATATCAATAGGAAAGTGGGTCAAAAAGTCACACGATCTCATTGTATAAACCATATTAACTGCCATTATAGGTTTTCCGTTATCATCAATTTCTCAATTTGGTCTAATAAGAATTTGATAACTTAAAGAACAAGGAATTCTTCTTCTTCCATTTA